GGCCGTGTAAGCAGTAGCCGCCAATGTAGCCGCCTTCTCGAATTTCAAATACTCATTGTCGACGAGGTCCGCAGCCGTCTTTACGCCCGACTGTTTCGCTACTGCCTGACGATTGTTATCTGTCGTCATGTACGTTGTAACAATAAAAGCTCCTGAGTTATCCGGATCTGACTGTACCGAAACCCCCAGTGCATTGCCTCTAATACCCGCATATTTCGCCTTGGCAAGCGTGCAAGATGCGACAGCCCCGTCACTATTAAGACGATAGAAATATCCCGTTTTAAGGCCTGTAAATAAATCTCTAAGGCCTTTCATTTTCGGATGCGTGTAATCATACCCAAAATACTGCATACAGTTCTTTTGGAATTCATCTGCATCAACTCTGAATACCGTACCCGACGGGCCGTAATCCAATTCAAGCATCATTGCCCCGAACCCTCGGTCGGATACTTCTGCCGATGCCCGTACTTTCGATACGAAATTAATATATGTGCCGGGTAAAACTTTGTTATGGAACAAGAACGTTCCGCCGCCTAATGCCATTACGCTGTTCCCTCCTTATTCATTCACGGACTTTTGCACCCGGTGTGTAAGTGCATCGCTTAACACCTTGTCCACTTCGTCCGCTCCGTATAGCTGACCGGAATTCAATACAGTATCAAGAATATCTCGATACCGCTTAAATCGCTCAGATTGTAATATAGTCACCTTATCGAACCGTTCGACGATGCTCTTCGGCTCTTCCTTTACGGCGACTTCTGTGTTTTTATTTGCCGCTGTTTCCATTTTTAACTCCTTCCGTGATTCCGACTTGATGCATCGCCTCTTGTCGTTTCCCGACTTTGCGTCGCAAATCTTCCAGGGTCAATAAGAAATGCATCACGCCGTCCGTCACCTTATACGAACGCTTTTTGCTTCTCATCAGTTGGCCGTCGACCGTTATGTACTCTAATGCCGAATACAGTCGTTCGCCCACGTCGTGAAGTTCGCCTCGCACGTCCTCGGGCAAATCTTCTTCATTAAAAAAGTAGAGTATCTCGAAATCGTTCGTCCGGTCGTACAGGCTAGAAACGTGTAAATCCTCGGACGAATTTACCAGGCTAATATAAAAGCACGGAAATTCTGCCCCGTTCTCTTTGAATTCGAGGTATACCGGCCTCCCTGTTTCCTTGTGAACGGCCGTCGCAATGCCCGTAATAATGTTACTTATCGAGTTCACGTAAATACCCCCTGACAACCCTATCGAGAATCCTCCCGGCGTTCCTATCCACGACACTTTCGGCCGCATCGGTCATGTGTAACCCCTCGACCCAGGGCTTTTTGAGTCTTGCCCCGTGTACCACGCCGCCAATCGGAGTGCCAAGCATCGGAACATATCGCCCCACTTCTTGACGATGCCCTTCATCTACGAAAGACGCATACCGGGACGTGTTATACACTTTAGCCGCCGCCGTCGTCCCTGTTATCTTAGCCGCATCCACTCGCCACGAATTCCGTGTTTGCTGTGTATTGTAGTGGTACGTTAGGTATATCGCCTTGCCGTTCTTATCTCTACCCATAAAGGCTTTGACGGACCCTCGCTTGCCGACAGGCGTTCGCTTTTTTGCTTCTCTTACATACAAGGCCGCTAACTGATTCGTGCCGGCTTCTAATACTCGTGTCGTATCGGCCTTGCCGTCCAGTTCCCGTACCTTGTTGCAAAAATTTTCAAATTCTCGGACATCAAATTCGACGTTCGCCATTATCGCTTCTCCAGTAATTCGAGTTGAATTTCCTGATGCGTATCGTAATGTGCCGGAGTGGATGCCGCCTTGTACCAGGTCACCCCTTCGTTATGCGATACAGCAATGCGTGACCCCTTCGGAATCTTCGCATCCGGATATGTAAACAGCACGATAGATTGAGTGAAGGATGCTACCCCTTCACCCGTTCCGGTCGTGCTTGTCTTATACGATATACGGCAAGGGTATATGCCTGTATTCTTCGGCTTAGACGTAACGATGCCCGTGTCTTCATCTTGCTTGCTTACATCGGAATACACGAACGCACTCATCTCATACATTTTTTCAAGCTGTTGCCTCGCTCGTCTTACCATTTCAGCCGTCGGTAACACGCTAATTCCCCCTTGCCGTAATTCGTTAATGCATCTGCTAGTGTAGTCAGACGCACGGACAAAGGCTCGCCGTTAAACTCAATTTTCGTATCGCCAATTTCGATTGATTTCGCCATATCATCGGTATCCCCAAGAATGTTTTTGCCTTGCATCTTGATTAACTCTCCAAGTGTTCGATATATGACGACTCGCTCAAGCTCGACGGGAATCTCTGCCTGATTTATATCGTTGAGTATGCTCCGTTCGACAACCTCGGAAATGAAATCAATCGAGGTTTCAAAGGCGACGACATCCGGGCATCCGGTCAAGTCTTCGGCAAGCGTGATAACCTTCTCCGTGTACTTATTCATCGGCCTGGGCCTTCTTTTGGTTTGCTTTTTTTGTCGTCTTTACTTGAGTGGCTTGTGCATCTTCATCGGCCTGCACTTCTTCCGTCAAAGCCTCTTCCTCCTGAACGTCCACGTTCTCGGTGTTCATCACTTCCGACTGCTCCATGTCTATATCTGCGGCCGCTTCTCGATGCCGCCTAATAAGCATACCCATTGATACCCCTCCTCGTTATACGGCTTTGAACGTCATCTTTAAAACTTTAGCCGGATTCGTTAAGCCAACTGCATAATGTTCTGCCGCCGAAATAACCGTTGTTTTTGCCAAAATATCACGGTCCGTTTCAACGTCTGCCGCTTTCTTAACGTAAATCGTCACTGCCGGCATTACGGGCTGTCCGTCTGTTGCTGCTGCACTCATCTGTACCATGAAGTTGGTAAAGTTGCCGCCGGCTTTCGGTACACGACGAGATACAACGACTTCACAACCGCAAATAGATCCGATTGCTCCGGTCATCATCAAATCGCCGCCGTATTTAGTCCTATCAATAAACGCCGGGTCTTTACGGATTTTTGACAACTGTTCGGGATGAATGAACAGCACCTTGGATACGTCGCTTTCTTCTGCGAATTTATCGACACCATTTACAATCCCTTCATACGAGATTTCGTTCGTATCCGTAACCGTAAGCGTTGTCGTTCCTAACGCCGTTACAATATCTTCATCGACCTTGCTTGCGATAGACATCAACAGCTGACGCTGTGTTTCGCCGACCGGGTCGCCGTATCCGGATAAAGCCGCTTCGTCTGTAATTTCTGCCGCTTTACCGACTTTCTTTACGGATACTTTTGCTGTGCTTGCTTCGAGTTTAGATACGTCGATTGCAGCACCTTCGGCCACATCCTGTGCATCGCCAATGTACTTAAACGCCGGAATCGTGATAGTGCTACCGGGACGACCTTCAAGAGTGTTGTCGATTTTACAAATTTGCGTAAATTTGATTGCTTTCGGCAATCCTGCCGCAATCATATCCCCCATAACCTCGGGATTGACAAGGTTTGCTAATTTTGTTGCGTTTGCACTTGTAGGCATGTTGTTATTCTCCTCCGTTCGTTAACTGGTCGTACAGTTCTTTATCCTCGTTATATAACTTGACTCGTTCACCATACGACATTTTATTGAATTGTTCTTGCGTTACGCCTCCGTTCGGCTTGTTACCGCCAGGGCTTCCAGGCGTTGCCCCCTTGACGTTCGGCTTATCATCACCGAAGAGATACCCGGCCTCCGTTACGAGCTTCTCAATCTGCTTATCGAGGCCCTTGATTTTTCCGTCTTCGACCTCTGCACCATTAAGGTCGAGCAGGGCACGCACGGCCTTTACGCTCTTGGCCTTGGCCGTCAATAAAGCACGGTCGACAATCCCGTCGATTTCCATGTTTTTGACTTTTTGTGAATACTCCTTTTCACGGGCTTCGCTTTGCTTTTTGAGTTCCTCAATTTGCTTGCTCAAATCCTCGTTGCCTTTGGCTTTCTCTTTTAGGCCGTCCAGTTCCGTTTTGATTTGTGCCAGTTCCGTTTTGGCTGCCTTCTTCTCTTCGTTCGTTGCGTTAAATTGTGCTTTCGATACGTAATTCTTCCCGTAATCCTCCACAATCTTATCCGCAGCTTCGTCCGTTACGCCTAACGCCTTCAATTCTTCTTTTGTCATTCCTTATGACTCCTTCCTGTTACGCTTTATTTTCGAGTGCTACACCACTCGTTACGGTCTTGTTCTTTTTCGCCTACAATACTAAAAAGGCATGAAAAAAGCACCCACGATTGTGAGTGCTGAAATATTTATTTAACTCATCGCATTACCTCTTTCTCGCACCAAAAAAGCACCTACATAAATAGGTGCTTTAGGCTTTGTGAATCTCATTAATATACTTTTCGAACGCTTCGCTTCGTTCTTCCCATTCCCGGTACTCTTTCGTATTACCGTAGGGACAAGGCATTTCTCCGGGCCATATCCCTGCTTTTACTTGTTTTTTATTTTTTTGGTTTTGTTCTTTCGTATTCCCATCCATATTTTTCAGCCATCCTTGTGGTGATTTTATGACTAATAGCTTGCCATATCGCTTGCTCGCTAAACCCTGCCGCAGTCATCCGTTCGTAGAACCCTTTGTACTCCCATTTTATTTGTTCGTATATAGCCCTAATTTCGGCTCGGTAGGGGCGTTCTCCAGTGCCTACGGATATTTTGTACTTGATTCCATTATGTCCAATCACAAGCATCTTGTCAATACTCTCGAAGTTACGCATAACAATCAAGTCATCGGACGAAAAGGACGAGCTGCGTGGATGATTGTGAACGCAATCCACTGATTTTGCGGGACGCTTCTCTAAAAATCGTACTAATTCAGGAGGAAACACAACCGAACTACTATCTCCGCTTAAATCAGGATACGCCACGTTTCCTTTTTTATCTCTCCAAAACAACCCCTCGGTTCCGGTTCTCTTACCATGAGACAAGGCCTTTTGGTATGCGTTTTCAATCCCCGCCTCATAGCTTCCCATTTGCTTTACATGCACCGGTGAGGTTTTACCCTCGTTGGGCGGCGTGTCTTTTCCCCTATCGTCTATGCGACTTTCGCTTATATACCGCTTTTTCCACTCACCATAATCGAGTTCACCGTCCACGAATACCGTTTTGCCTGTCTTCGGGTCCCTGGCTGCTCGTTCACTTCCGTAAACGGCCGGGATATACGGTACTGTCGTGCTTCTACAATGACAATGAAACGGAGGTATCGTAATGCCCGGCTTTGCGTCCTTGCATTGAACGTATTTCCCGTCCATACGACGACATATAGGACTGGTCTTATTGTCGAGTGTGGCCAATATCTCCACGGCATCAACATCGAGTTCGGACATACAGTCCATAAACGCTTGTGAGTGTACCCTGGCAAGCTCCGTTTCGACGAGCCTGTTAGCGTTGTTGTACGACGTGTTCATCCGTTTAGCTATGGCCTCTGACATAGTAGCCGTACCGTCACCGGCAATAAGGGCCTGGATGAAATCGTTCTGTAGGCTAGTCGCAAGTTGCTTGCGATTATCCCATATCCTGGCCGAGAAATTTTTCCCGTCCGGAGTCCAGGGCGAGTCGATTATCCGCTGTATTGTTCGGTGGTCAATTTGTGCATACATATCGTACTGACCCTTCATCGACTGCGTCATCCATGCGGCCCGGTAGTTCGACGATTCGTATACATTACTTAATAGATCTGAGATAGTGCTGTCCTGGTATTTCGCCCACGACTCCAACTCTTGCACGGTGTTAATATATAACTCTTGTACCCGGTCTAACTGTTGTCGTGCTGATGCCTGTTTTAGCATCTTTTTGTGTTCTTCCGACAGCTCATCCCGTTCGGCTATGGCCCTGTATTCTTCCAGGTCCATATTGAATGCCTTCAACTCCCGTGCGTTTAGTTGTTTTTTCGCATCGGCAAGGCTCATGCCGTTTTCGTTAGCGTATCGCTGATACCAGTCGTTTATATCCTTCTCGAGCCGACGAATAACGGTATCCGCATACTTCCGGAGGTCCTTTTTTGGCCCGTCTGCTTGATGCATCGCCCGTTCCATTTCTTCTTCGTACCGCTTTTTCCAGTATTCGAGTGACGAATTATTCGGCATGATTATCTCCCATGTAATCCGCACCTATCATCGACTGCTGTTCCGCTTTTAGTCGCCGTTCTTCTTCGACGACATCCTTCACCCACGGATGATTTGCAATAATCGTTTCGTTGCTGATGACTCCAACGCTGTTACGACAGTTATTAATCGTATCCCCTTCGTTCATAGGCAGGTCACGATTAAATGTAAATTCCACATCCTCGGCTGCCTTTTGTCCTGTCAATCCTCGATAGGTGTTAATAAACCACAACAGCCGCTCGAGTCCTTCCCTGATACCCATTTCCATTTCGTTTGCGTCGAGGTCAATGTCTGAGTACATCGACGTTATGTTCATCTGATTAGGATTGTTACTCATGCGATCATCTCTATTATCGAACCCTCGGCCATTCTCGATGATTGCCTTCTTGAGCAACTTAATAATGACCTCGTAGTTATTTGCGTTCACCTCAATATGAAGGGCTTCCACGCCACCTTCTACCCCGTCGACTGTCCGGACCTTAATTGCTCCGTATTGTGCTAGGTTAGCCCGAAAACTGTCAAGCTCGGTACCGTCGTAGTTCTTGATGATGAGTATAGTACTGCGGATGTCTTCTTGCATATTGTCCGCATAATTCGACAGCATCGTATTAAGTGCGTCCTGCAAGCTCTTCACTTTGGCAATTAACGGCTGCTCTTCTTCATTCATGCGAAAGGCGATGAGCGGTACGTTATCCCAGTTGTACGGCTTATCATTAATGGCGAAATTCGCCGTGCTTTCACGGTCTCGGTCATCGGCAAGACTGCCATTTTCATACACGTAATACTGAACGCCCGTACGGTCGTAAAATTCAACCTTGGTCATTCTGCGGTCCATAATTCCCTCATACACGTCAATCTCGTATACATAAGCAAAGGCATCGAGCCGCTCCCGTTCCTCATCACTCCAAAACGGTAATACTTGCTCAGGCTTCATACGCTTAAACCGCAATGCTCCTGATTCGTCGATATACGGATGCAGATACCCAACGCCACCGGTCAATATGTCTTTCCCTACACTCTTAAGCTTACGCCGTACACTCGACGTAAAGACGTCTTTTATGTCCTCATCGTCCGTTTCTACGACGAACGGTTTTGCCAGTAAGTAATTCACTTTCTGATCAACAAGGTCATCGAAACGATTGTCCACGATTTTATTGTTAGGCAAATTGGCCAGCACCACCGTTTTGCCACCCGTGTCAGTTACGGCTCGAGTCTTATGTAATATATCCTGCTCGCCTTGGTAATACCGGCGGCCTGTTATCATAGCCTTGCGTTCCTTGCTACTCATCCACTTTTGTAACTCACGACTCAAAAACTGCCGCTTACTCATCGGTGCATTATCACGCAACGCTCGATTTATTATGTCAGCCCAAAACATTCTATACCCCCAAATCAAAAGAGAACCGCTCTACCCCAATATCTTCACAGGCATACCGCATAGCATCCATTAAGTGATTGTTATTGTCTTCCGGCTTCCCCGTATATCTATCAAAACGGTCTTTCGCCCATTGATACACACTTATTTCTTGTAAGAAGTTCACACACCTAGGGTGAATTATTAGCTCGTAGTTTTGTATTCTCTGGATCCCATTTAATATACTGTCCTTACCTTTTCGGGATTTCACAATTCGGGATATCCCTGCCTGGTACAATTCTTCAATACTCTTAGGCTCGGCTGCGTCGGCCCGTATTCGCTCTTTAGCATAGCCCATACTTTCGATGCGCTTAGCTAATTGCTGATTGGTTAGCCCTGTTTGATACAACTCATCGAACACATATATTTTTTTATTCTTCTGATTCACTACTGAACAGAATAATGCAGCAGGATCCGTTGTATACCCGAAGTCCAAACCGAAGGCAGCTTCTACCCCTTCTTGATTTCTAATTTCATCACAGTCAAACACTTGTTCCTTCCAGTTTTCATATACAAGCCCATCAACAACGCCCCAATCACCCTCACCTGCAACAGCGTAGCGCCTTGGGTTCTTCTTCATTTCTTCAAACAGAAGTAAATCCGATTGGCTTAGGAACTCATTACATCGATAATTCGTTGTCATTGCCAACACGTTCGGGTTGGGAGTGTCAAAGAACCGTTTCTTCAACCAGTGCCTATCAGACCAAGGATTGAACGTTAAAACGACCTGATGATACATCCCTTCGGGCAATTGCCCACGAATGCTTTCATCAAGTCGGTTAAAGTCATCCTCTTTTGTTATCTCATACGCTTCCTCAATCCAGAGTCTGCACAAGCAACCTGAATCAACGGTAATAGACGTAACTTTCAGCGGATCGTCAAGACCCCTAAACAGGATTTTCTGTCCTGTCGGAATGTAAGTAATCTCTAACGGCGATACGCTGCACCTAAAATACTTTTCAACGTGCAGCTTTCGCATAGCCCATTTAAGCTGTGCAAAACAGCTATCCCGAAGTGTTCGTTCCGTCTTACGTACTACAAACCAATTAATAACAGGATTGCTCACAATCTCATATATAACTCGTAATGACTGCGTGGATGATTTCTTACTGGCACGACTCCCCTTAACTACTTTGTAACGGCCTTTAAACCGCCAAAACTCACCATAGCCTTTTCCCACTATATCGGCAATATTCACGACGTCGTAATTAGTCTGCAACGTCATCACCACCGACAATCATAATCGGGTTGACTTCAATCGCCGTATCGGCACTAAACAAATTGTTTCGTTTACCGATAAGCTCTAAGGCCTTCAGCTGGGCCCTGGCATCAACATGCTTTTTAATGATTCGTGCACGGCTGCATCCTTCTCCCGTACCCTCCACCACAACGACCTCTTCTTTAACCTCACCCCGAGCCAATGCCGCCAGTCGACCTTCGACTTCTGCGATGCTCATGATTCGGTCTCTAAAGAACTCTTCTTGTAGTTCTTTAACACGGTTTTTAATTTCAACTTTTTTCAACAGTCGTGAACCTATCGAATAAGCCGTTAACTCACTATATCCGGCTCGGATAGCGGCCTGAGTCGCATTTAAATCCACCAGATACTCGATACAGAATTTTTCTTGTCTCTTATTCAACATGTAACCGCTATCGTCACCTCCTTGGGGTGCCGTATTTGGAACGATTCATAACATGCTTGGCTGCAACGAAACATTTACACGTGCCGG